GCAAGAGTTCCTTTTGAAGATGATTGGTGGGAGAAGAATTTAAATTATTTTACAGAAGAAAATATAAAAACCTGGGGTTTTGTAAAAGTCGACACTCCCAAAAAGAATGATGTATTAGTTTTTCAGGTAAAAGCAGATGTTCCAGATCATTGTGGAATATATTTAGGAAATGATGTATTTTTTCATCATGCAGAAAACAGACTTTCTTGCAGGGAATCAATTCTTCCTTTTTGGTATAAAAAGATTGTAGGAATTTATAGATATGCTACGTAACGTACATTTAGACGGACAGCTTGGAGAAAAATATGGTAAAGAGTTGCAAATCTCTGCAAGCTCTGTTTCTGATGTGTTTAGATGTCTAGAAGTTAACTTTTCTGATTTTAGGGAATACTTATTAGACTGCCACGAAAAAAATATTGGATTCATCTGTGAAGTTCAAGGACGCCCTCTTGAGAGCGAAAAAGAACTACTTCTTCATTTCCAAGAAGGGGATATGTATATCTCTCCTCAGCCCGCAGGATCAAAAAGCGGCCCAGGAAAAATATTAGCAGCTATAGCTCTAGTTGCACTTACAATAGGCACTGGTGGATTTACGGCTGGTTTTTCTTTTCAAACATTAGCATCTGGATTCGGAAGTATAGCAGGAGGAGGAAGTGCGGGAGTTTTAGTAGGCACAAATAAAGCACTTGTAGCAACTTTATTTGCTTCTAGTCTTGCGCAGACAGGTATTCAACAAATGATGATGCCAGATCCTTCAGTTGACTCTCAACAAGATGAAAGTTACTTATTTCAAGGATCTGGACAGACATTAGTAGAAGGAGATCCTGTTCCTGTATTGTACGGAGAGCTTCGTATTCCAGGAAGGCCTATAAGTATGGTAGTTAGGAATCAAAATGGATATTTTTATAATGGAGTTACTGTTTCTGCTCCCACTATAATAACTGATACTGGTGAAAATCCAGATCCCGCAGGAACCTCGAATCCAGGAACTTCAACTGGAGGCTCCGGGTCGGGACAAGGGCATTTTCAAGATAATGTATTTGTGGATCATAAGTGAGAAAAAATTATGGGTGGATTAAGTAATAAGACAAATACTAGAGGCTTCACTGCAGCAACAGCGCCAGGAGATACTGCACAGAATGTAGGTATAACAGATATACTCTGTGAAGGACCTATTGCAGGTCTTTCTAATGGAGTTGGAAGTGTTTTCTTGAATAATAACTCTGTAAAAGATATCTCACTACGCTCTTTTGTCCCCGGCTCATCAACAACTCTTACTGTTACTAGTAATACTACTGCTAGTTTTAATTCATCAGCTATACTACCTTCATATATAACTCAACGAAACATAACTAGAAATTTATTTTTAGAATTTTTTAGTCAACAAGTTACAACTACCGCGGCTGTACATACAGATACGCAACAAACAAGAATTACTCTTGATGCAAGTAGTGGAACTCCCTTTACTAGTAGTCATACAACAGAAGGATTCCCAAATAGATCGGCTCGTTTAATAAAAAGTGGAAGAGTAGATGTAAGAGGGCAAACAACACTTGTTGATAATAATACTTTAACTTTTGTTCCTGATGATAGCACTAGTAATATTAATTTGTACCCAAATGCTACTGATTATATTGTAAAAATTATTTATAAGGTTCCTGCAGTTCTTCATAATGTTACTCCTGGCTCCTCTTTTACTTTAGCTGCTAGTATAGATAACGGAACTTATCCTGTGGAGTTTATCAGTGCTGTTTATACTCCAAATCAACATCTAGGAGCTACTGATCTTTTCTTCGAGAAATTTGATAAATTAGGGGTTGCAATAAGAACAGGCGAATTGAATCAAGCTCCGCTTAATGAATTATTAAGTGCTCAAGGAGGAAGCTCAGCAATACTGGGGAGTACTTCAGGAATAAACTTAACAGAATTAAAACAACTTTCTGATTCTAGAGCAAGTGCATTAAGTATATCTTTATTTGATAATAGTTCTACTTCTTATCCTGAAGGGCAGTCAAGTGATAGAAATGCAAATGAAACAATTTTAGACTCAGCTGACTTCGGACTAGATACAGCCGCAAAGATTAGAGAAGCAGATGAAGTCTATTTTAGTATAGCATACCCGGCTCTTCAAACGCTTAATTTAAATAAAGGAAACAGTGAAACGGCATACGTTTTTTACTTAATGCAAATAGATACAAAACAGAATGGAGCATTTAATAATAGTTATACAGACATATATGCTAATGAAGGAGAATATGTTCAACACTCCGGTGATACTAATGCTCCTATATCTTGGGAACACAGAGTTAATTTAGATCATTATCGTCCTTTTGAAGATTTTAAAATTCGCATCATTCGAGTTTCTCGCCATATTGGTTTATCAGTAACATTTGATGGAACAAATGATGGTAGACCGGATAGAAAAAAATGGCAGATTGCTGCTAAGGCTTCAATTAGTGGTTTAGGAGCTATAATTAAGGATAAGTTTTCTTTTCCTTATACTTCATTGTGTCAAATTGCTTTTTCATCAAAACTTTTTAACAATAGCCCTGAAAGAAGTTATCTTCTTAAAGGTTTAAAAGTAAAAGTTCCTTCAACTTATACTCCTCGAGAATATTCAACTACTGGTAAAGCAGTATATGAAGAGTTTTGGGACGGAACTTATAAAGCAGAGTTGCAATATACTGATAATCCAGCATGGATCTTTTTGGATCTTGTTACTAATAATCGTTATGGAGCTGGCAAGTGGATATCAGGAGATGAAATAGATAAATATGCATTATATAGAATTTCTCGATATTGTGATGAACTTGTAGAAGATGGTAAAATACATAATGCAACAGATATTGTTATAGGAGACCATTACAAAATAAAAACGGTAGGGAATACTACTTTTACAAATCATGGCTCTTCTGCAAATACTGTTGATACAGAGTTTCGTGCAACTTCTGTTGGTACAGGAACTGGTACTGTTTATGGTTTAGAGCCTCGGTATCGTGCAAATATATTTTTAACAAAAGCAACAGATGTATATAAAGTATTAAAAGATATGGCAAGTATGTTTACTGGTATGATCTACTGGATGGACAGTAAACTTACAGTAGTTCAGGACACTCCTCAAGATCCCGTGTATAGTTTTACAAAAGGTAATGTAATTGATGGAGCATTTAGCTACCAGACTTCAACCTCTAGAGCTAAGTCAAATCAAGTTGTTGTTACCTGGAATGACCCTACAATTAATTTTGAGCCGGTGCCTCTAATTGTAGAAGATAGAGAAAGTATAGCAAGAACAGGAAGAATTATTTCTCAAAATGCAGTTGCTTTTGGGGCAACTTCTGAAGGACAAGCGACTCGTCTTGGAAAATGGAAACTCTATACTGCACAGAATCAGACAGAAATAGTAAGTTTTGCAACATCTCTTGCGGCAGCATTCTTAAAACCCGGAGATGTAATTAATATTCAAGATGCTGACAGAACAGGGATTTCTTATAGCGGACGAGTGTCTTCAGCAACTTCAACTACTCTTACAATGGATCGCAGTATTACTTTTAATTCAGGAACTACTTATGAACTAAGTACACTTGTTACAGAATCTGCTGCTTTTTATACAGGAGACTCTGCAGTTACTGTTAATGGAGTTACTTATAATACTGGAGATCGTATTCCTCAAGCTTTTGTACACAGTAGTGGTTCTTACTCTCTGACTAATTTAGATACTGAAAAACGTGCATCAAATGCTTTTGTGGATAGTAGTGGCAGTGCTCTTCTTTCAATTGCATGGAAAGAACACTCTTTTGTACAAACAAATACAATAACAAATCCGGGAGCAGCAGCAACTACGGTTACTATAGCAAGCTCAGGAACTTTTGGAACTACTCCTGTAGCGAATACTATCTGGGCACTTCGAGAACTTGACTCACAAAGTCAAGACGTTCAAGGATCTAAAAAATTATACAAAATTCTTAGTATTTCGCAAACTGATAAAAACATATATAATATTTCTGCAGTTGAACACTCAAATGAAAAATACGAAGAGATAGAGAAAAGATATAAAGTAGGAGTAACTCCACCTACAATTATAAATGAAACAGAGCCTGAAACAGTGCCTGCTGTAGAAGGACTAAAAAGTTTAGTATCAGAAACTAGTGATGGACGTTTTTCTGTTACTATTTCATGGAACCCTCCTGAGTTTGATTCTATAGCAACTTTTGAAGTTACTCATAATACTGAGAATGAAGAGAAGCCTTCACCATTTAGAGTAAGTAGCTCTTCTGCAACCTTTGATAACTTATCTACAGGAAAATACGAATTTAAAGTAAGGGTTGTATCTGCACAAGGAAATTTTTCTGAGCATAAAACAACAACGGTTTCTTTATCTAATTTAGATGACAGAGAAGAAACAGTTCCTCGTATATTTGGAGGAATGCCTATGGGAATTAGATCCAACACTAATGGTTTTGTTACTTCAAATGGAAATACTTTTCAGTTTGAAAATGCAAATCCTGTAGTTGCATCTATTGCTACACCTTTTACTGCTGTTACACTAACAACTCAGAGTGTAGATATTTCAAATGCTCCTTCAGGCCTTCAAACTTTTATTATTTTTGATGCGAGTGCGGCTACGATTGCTTTTTATGAGTGGAATACTTCTATTCTTACTGGAACTGGTTTTTGGAGACCTATTGGAGACGGCTCTGGAGGTCAAACAGAGTTTACATCTGTAGGATCAATTGCTATTCTTGCATACGACGATGTTATAACTGGATCGGGATTTAACTCTTCTCTTGCGGTGGGTGACATAGTAGCATTCAAGAGCACAGTACCAACAAGCAGTTCTACGGCTACTCTCGTGTCAAAAGTTTTAGAAATAGTCTCAGATACTAAAGTAAGAATTGATAGAATTTTTAGAGATGACACAAGCAGCGTGAATATGTGGAGAGCAACGTTTCGTCCAGATATAAATGCAGATGCTGCAGTAGCACGTATAAACGGAGTTAACTAATGGCCACTACAGGCAATACTTTTATTACTCTTGATCTTACTATAGGACAAGTACAAAATTTAGCCCCTCAAGGTCAGGCTGAAACTGGAGTTAATGCTGGAATAAGTCTTACTACTGCGGATACTGGAATTGTTTTAAATTCTGGTGGAGTTATTAAAGGAGGACAAACTGCATTTAATACTGGGAATGGTTTCTTTTTAGGCTATACAGGAGCTCAGTATAAAGTAAGTATTGGAGATCCAAGCGGCCAGCATATAACTTGGGATGGCTCAAATGTTGTTATCTCTGCAAATACGGGCACATTTGCGGGAAATCTTGTAGTATCAGGAGATCTTACTGTAAATGGTACTACAACCACACTTAATACTCAGAATCTTCAAGTAGAAGATAAAAATATTATTTTAAATTATGGAACAGGCGACACGTCGGCTTCTGTTAATGGAGCAGGCATTACAATTCAAGATGCAGTAAATTCATCAACTGATGCTACAATTCTATGGGATGCATCAACAGATACTTTTGATTTTAGTCACCCTGTAGATATTACAGGGAATATTGTAGTATCAGGAACTGTAGACGGACGTGACGTAGCCACAGACGGCACTAAACTTGATGGCATCGAAGCCTCAGCAGACGTAACAGATGCTACTAACGTCACAGCTGCTGGCGCATTGATGGACTCAGAGTTGACTAGCATTGCTTCAGTTAAAGCTCTAAACCAAGGCGTAGCTACTACTGACTCACCTACCTTTGCAGGTTTAACAACTACAGCAAATGTATCTTTTGGTGATGACGA